TTCTTATAAAGATATTTTCATACGGAGACCATACTCCGACATCAAAGGTTTTTGGGATGGAAATTCCATCCCACCCCTATTTATTACGATTAGCTATCTATAAAAGCTGGATTGGTGCCCCTAAGCACTTTTTTGGTGAACTCTTAGAGTTCACCAAGCCCCTTGATACGTTCTATATTATTCATAATAGTGAATGTGTCAAGATATGTCCAAGTATACAGTTATTTTTGCGTTTTTAGAGGCAATTTTCTCTGTTTAAAAGGAAAATTAGTAGAAAAAGGGATGTTAACCCGTTTTTCCACTCTATCCTTCGAGATAGAGTATTTGCGGCTTTTATCAACACTTAGCCCACTAATACCATGTTATATCGTCCTTGCATGGATTTATATTAGTAGATAAATGTGTAGTCGTTGCGACTTTAAGCAAATGTTGATTACGTCACTGATGTAAAATATATCATGTGTTGTATATAGTCATGTAGTGGTAGATCGCCTCGAATTAGATTCTAAACTTGAATTCTAATTATGAAAGGTGGTAAGTAGCACCTCATCTGAGATGAGACAAGCTATGAAGAATCTACTCTACCGCTGAACTTATATACACTTCCATTTTATACATAAATCACTCTTTAGCACTCCCGCAAAGCGGCAAGAAAAGAGTAAAAGTGATTATTTCTTATGCCAGTAAGAAACACGATATAGATCAACAACTGGTTGTTCATTACAAATTATGTCTGAAATTAAAATTAATACCAATTCACCCCATAATGAAACTAACCTATCGGTTACCACTCACTGTTTGACGATACAGTGTTTAACTTGTGAAAAAACACAAAAAATTTCAGGTGTGGCCAAACCTGGTACTATTACTGTACCAAATTGTGCCTTATGCGGACAATATGAGGCTCAGGATGACGAATATTTCGTTGCTGATCAGTCTTTTTTTGATATATTCGCTCAATACAATCCATTAAACGAGACTTCAACTAATGATATGATCAGTCGCAAAAATGCTATCCTTGAATGGTTATATGAGGGTTCACAATACGGCAAATCTTTCATCAGTCATTACGTTAAAATTCCCATTTCTGTAGATCATCACATCAATCTCATTGAAGATGTAATCATCCTCATGCATGCTATGCTTCGCTCTCGATCCTTAGTTGATCGCAGTATGGCTATTCTTGCTTTTTGCAAGATGCGTGGTTCGCGTCCTGGACTCACTTCTATGTTGATGTATGCAGTAGGTGATATCTTTGGTAACACTATAAAAGATAATCTTGATGCCCACAGAGAGATGGATAAGATCTATGCAGACTTGAAAGAGCACACCATTGCGGAACTTTATAAAGAGGAAATTCCAAACCCCTCCGATTACGAACTCCAAGATGATGAGTATGATAATGTATTCGCTGAGATGAGAACATACACACAAATGTATGATAGAATAAAAGAAACAACATTATACAAGAAGGTTTATCGTTTCGGTTTATATGTGCTTACAAGTGGTCTACTTGAGAATACCAAGATAACTTTCCAATCATTAGGATATTCGAAGTATGAACAGGCAGCGATTGAGCGCACTCACAAGCCAGGTGTTGACATGGTTCATTGCATGATCGATACAGTTCTATTTGTTTGCGATCGTGGAGCTCAATACTTTAAGACCCAAGATCCAGATGTTTTAATGTCTTCAGGAGGAAATCACGATAAATGGATGTCCCGTGCCCAGAGACTTATAAGAGAATCAAAGTTCTTAAGCAATCCTGAGCCACATGGTATCAAACGTTGTACTTTCACCGCCGAGATAAAAGACACGATTGAGAGAGGCACCTCTCTGATCAAGTACTCCGCTGGATTGGAACGCACAGAAAAAATGTATCTCCAAAAGATTCTGAGCGAATTGCAACTTATCCAAGCCAATGAGCTTACAAAGAAAGATGCACGTACTCCACGCAAGGAGCCCTTTTCGATCATGTTCCATGGTCCTTCTAGCATCGGTAAGACTCAGTTGGTTCAGATTATGTATATGCACTACGGCAAATGTTTCGGATTACCGATCGAATCAGAGTACATGTACACTCGGTGTGCCATGGATCCATTTTGGTCTGGACAGAATTCTAGCCAGTGGTGTGTTGTCATGGATGATGTAGCTTTTTTAAAATCCAACGGCCAGATGGATCCTTCTTTAAGTGAAACCTTGCAAGTTGGTAACATGACTCCCTTTTGTCCACCCCAAGCTGAACTAGAGGATAAAGGTCGTACACCACTCAAAATTGACTTGCTCTTAGGTACCACTAATACTCTCAATCTTAATCTCCATGAGTATTTTTCTTGTCCTTTTGCCGTTGCACGCCGATGGAAGTATTACATAACTGCAAGCATTAAACCCGAATTTTCACGCAATAAGACTATGGTGGATCCTTCACTTATTCCACCAAATAAAGAAGGCGAATACATGAATATTTGGAATTTTGTTGTTAGCGTGGTGGTTCCTGCCACTGATACCATCGATGATAAGATGAAGGCAAAATATAAAATTGTCCAACGTTTTGATGATATCTATGATATGCTCCAGTTCATAGCTCTAGCCGCTAAACAGCATGACGACTCCCAGACTAAAGCTCTTGATGCAATGACTAATACTCGTGGTGTCAATGTGTGCCTTACGTGCTTCCGTCCTGCAATGAAGTGTTGTTGCGTCGACTCCCTTTCAGAAGAGATTTCTACTTCTTCTGAGGATGATGAGAATGTGCCTTTTTTAGAGCAGGTGGTATCTGAAGAGCAATCGGAATATCATGCGCAATCTGATGAGTATTCTAATACTTTTCGATGGGGTCCCGATGAGCCTATATTTCCCATTGATCAGGAGACTATAGAGCCTGAGCCTAAGTGCCAAGTCACTTGGCTCCGTTACTGGATCGTTAGTCGCATTATTGCACATGATACAATCGACTATGAGTTCGAGTACGATCTGAAAGAGTTTTATGAGACGTATAAAACTTTCATCGTTCCTGCGCTTATAACATTGGCTTATTACGATTATTGGAATGGTGTTTTTATGCTTTTCTCCTATATCTGTTTTTATCTTCACAAATACATGTGGCTTTTAGCCTCTTACTATTGTCAATTTATCTATGGTGATCTCTGGAAATACAGGTTGAGTTTTAGGTTACTTGGAAAAGAGAGTAGTGCATACGTATTCATCTTCCGTTTGGCTAAAAGAAGAATACAACGCTCCTTGACTTTGGGTAATCTTCAAATTCTTTCGCGGACTATGGTGCTTATTGCAGGCTGCAAACTCATGGTAGACTTGTATAAAGGAAAAGGTGATAAATACACTCAATTCAAGAAAAAGAAGTCCACTCCAGTTCATGAAGCACAGGCAGATGTGTCTGATTTCCTTGAAGGCACTCCACCTACACCACACGCAGTAGAAAAACCCACTTTCTATTATCATGATCCATATGTCTTTACAGATGTAGATATCTCAAATCAGTCAAAAAATTGTCAACCAGGTGTTCTAGAGAACAAAGTTCGACGCAATACGGCTCGCTTCCAATTCAAGTGGGAGGGAAATGGTGGAAAGTGGAATAGTACTTCCGCTCTCAATGTTCGTGGTCATATTTGGATGTTCAATGCACATGCAGTGAAAGGTATGGGACGTGGTCTACTTAATATCTTGCTTGATCCGTTGACTCAAAATGTTAGTAGAAATATTTATGATATCGCGATTCAACAGACTGATTTCTGCATCGTAGAAAATGATCTAGCTTTTATCAATTTGCGCGCCTTACCTCCCGGACCCAGTCTCATCGAATATTTCCCTAAGAAGGATCGTATCCCCGGTCGTTTTAATGGTGAATATCACTTGATTTCTAATATTGGTCAACGCTCCACATTACCAGTTCAAGATTTGCGGAAAGGTGTATGTCCCCTTTTTAAAGTTCCTTCCTATCTGGGAAATGTCGCTATCCCTACCAAAAATGGTGATTGTGGTTCGGCATGTATTATGCATGCTGGCGCCAATAGAAAGATAATCATAGGGGTTCATGCTACTGGAAGTAAATGTGGGGGAATTTCTATTATGCCTGTCTCGCAAAAGTTGCTAGCACGTATATTGGAGAATTTTCCTCCTCAAGTCGACAGTGGGATAATCACCATCGACGCTCCTGGTTTTCCCCGTGAATTGGGTCCACTACACTCCAAATCGGCTCTTCGTTTCATAGAACAGGGAACTGTTCATGTTATGGGTAGTTTTAAAGGCTTTCGACCACAACATAAGTCTAAGGTTGTAGACACATACATTAAGGAACTTGTTGTCGCCGATGGTTATATCGCTGATCATGGAGCTCCTGATATGACCTGGAAGCCTTGGCATTTGGGTCTTAAGGATATGACACAACCTAACTTTAATGTACAAGAGCAGGATATCCTTATCTGTCGAGAAGCTCTCTCCAAGGACTTCATCGATGGTTTAGGAGATAAAGTCTTGGAATTGAAGCCATACGATCTCAATACGGCTCTCAATGGAGTGGATGGAGTGACATATGTCGATCGCATTAACATTCGTACTAGTGCGGGAAATCCTTTTAAAC